AATATTAAATTTGATAAGAGTAAAGCAACAGAAAAAATTGATGGAATGGTTAGCCTAGTTATGGCTATTGGCTCTTATATGAATGATGATTCTGAAGAGTCTAGTTATGATGATAGAGGTATCGTTTGGATATAATTTTTTTTCCAAAGATATTAACACTAATAAAAAAAATTTTTAAAAAAGTATTGAATTTTTAAAAGTGTACCTTTTCTTATCTTTGCTATGTAATTACAAACTTCTTTATGGGCTTATTAGATTTTTTTCGTAGTGAAAAAAGAAACAATAATTTTTTAAGAGGCAACTTTTCAATAGGAGGAGCTGCTAATAAAACAGCAGTTACTACCGAATCTTCAATGACATTTTCGGCAGTCTTTGCTTGTGTTAGAATTATATCAGAATCAATAGCTTCTCTACCAGTTAGAGTTTATCGAGTTGAAACAGATGGGGATAAGATAGAAGAAGTATCTCATCCAGTTAATAGACTTTTGACCAGAAAGCCTAATGACTTCATGACTACTTATACATTTTTAGATGTATTAATGAATAATATTTTATTAGAGGGAAATAGTTACTTTTACATTGAGAGAGATAGCTCGGCTCGACCAGTTGGATTAATACCTATTAAAACGGAACACGTTAAAGTTATTAATCACGATGGAGATATTTATTACGATGTTAAAGATTATGAGTTAGCTATTCGTAAAGAGGATATGCTTCACTTTTTTAACTTATCTTTTAATGGTTATGAGGGTACAAGTGTAATAGGATCACAAAGAACTACAATAGGAACATCAATAGCCTCTAATGATACTGCAAATAGTTATTTAGGAAATAGCTCACAAATAGGAGGTATTATTAAACATCCAGGAAAACTATCTAAAGAAGCAGTCCAAAGATTAAAAAACTCTTGGAATCAATCAACCGCTGGCTCATTCGTTGCTGGTAAAACTGCAATACTGGAAGAGGGTATGACTTTTGAGCAATCAAAAATTAATGCTAATGATTATCAGCTTTTAGAAACTAGAAGATTCCAGATAGAAGAAATAGCAAGAATATTTAAAGTGCCATTAAGTTTAATTGGACATTTAGAGAAAGCAGCTAACTACTCAAGTATAGAAGCTTTATCTATTGACTTTGTAAGATTTACTTTACAACCTTATTTAGTTTTAATAGAACAAGAATTAAACAGAAAGCTATTTAGAGAGAATGAGCTAGAAAATTATTTTATTAGATTAGATTCTAATGGATTATTAAGAGGAGATTCTGCTGCAAGAGCCGATTATTACAGAGAGATGATTTCAATGGGTGTTTTATCTATTAATGAAGTTAGAGTAATGGAAGATTTAAATAGAATTGATGAGGGTAATGTTCATTATTTCCCTTTAAACTTTGCTCCAATAGGAACAACTAAAGATTCAGAATAATGCCAATACCTACAAAAAATATTAATGAAACGAATGAAGATTTTATTGATAGATGTATGTCTGATAGTGTTATGGTTGATGAATATGATGAAACACAAAGATTAGCTATTTGCTCTTTACAAATAGAAGAAGAAAGAGCTTTAGAAGATATTAATACAAAGCCAACTCAAGAAATGGCTAACGAGGCAGAACAAGCTTTAGAATGGAGGGCAGAGTTTGGAAGAGGAGGAACTGAAGTAGGAGTTGCAAGAGCAAGAGATTTAAAGAATAGAGTTAATCTATCTATAAGAACGATTAAAAGAATGTTCTCTTATTTAAGTAGGCACGAAGTAGATAAAAAGGGAAAAGGATTTTATAAAGGAGATGAGGGTTATCCTAGTGCTGGCAGAATTGCTTGGGGATTGTGGGGAGGAGATCCTGGTTTTGCTTGGACTAAAAGAAAAATAAAAGAAATAGAAGAAGAAGAAAATAGAAATATTATGAAAAATAAAGAAATTAGAACTTTTAATTTTTTAGATATTGAATTAAGAAATGATAATGGAGTTAATACTGTTGTAGGTTATGGAGCGGTATTTAATTCTGAATCTAATGATTTAGGAGGATTTGTTGAGTATATTGCTCCTGGTGCTTTTGATGGCAGATTAGAAGATGATGTAAGATTTTTAATTAATCATGATGGTTTACCTTTAGCAAGAACTACTAATAATACTTTAAGGTTGTCAGTAGATGAAAGGGGTTTAAAGTACGAGGCAGATATGCCAGATACAACTTTAGCTAATGATTTAATGACTTTATTAAGAAATGGAACTATAAGCCAGTCTAGCTTTGCTTTTACTGTTGAGGAAGATTCTTGGGAGAATGTAGAGGGTAGAAACATTAGAACAATAAATAAGGTTTCACGTTTATACGATGTTAGCTCTGTTACTTATCCAGCGTATAATGAAGCTGGCTCTTTTGCTTTACGTTCATTAGAGAATTGGCAAAAAGAACAAGAAGAAATAAAACTAAATGAGAATTTAGAGAAAGAATTAAAAGAGGTACAAAAAGAAGAAATTGATTTAAAACAACGCAGCCTCAATGAAATGCGTTTGAGAATCATTAAAAACAAATAATTTTTTTAATAATATGAAAAATAGTAAATCATTATTAGAGGAAAGAGCTATCAATGTTGAGAAGATGGAATCTCTAGTAGACTTGTGTAAAGTTGAAGAAAGAGAAATGACGTCTGAAGAGCAAGTTGAGTTCGATACTCTAAACGAGAAAGTTGAGTCATTAAGTGCAATGGCTGAAAGAAGTCTAAAGTTTGAAAACTTACAAGCTTCTAAAGTAAAAAAGAATGCTCCAGTATCTGAAGAGGTAAGAGCTTCTCAAAATTGGTCTTTATTTAAGGCAGTAAATGAAATCCGTAACGGAGGTAAATTAACTGGTTTAGAAGCAGAAATGCATCAAGAAGCAGAAAAAGAGGGTCGTAAAGCTATCGATGGTATTGGTATTCCAACAATGTTACAAGAAAAAAGAGCTATTGACCAAACTAACTCTGCTATCGCTCCAACGGCAGTAGGTGCTTTTGTTGATTCTTTACAAGAAGCTGGTTTATATTCTAAAGTAGGTATTACTGATTTAGGTACTGTTGCTGCTGATACTGTTCTACCTATTGCTGGTGGATCAACTGTTGGCTGGAATACAGAAGTAGGTACTGCTGTTAATGGTGGTGCTAACTTTGATAAATTAACATTATCTCCTAACAGAGTTACTGGATATGCTAATCTATCTAATCAAATTTTAGCTCAAAACGGTGCACAAGCTGAAGCTGCCGTAATGAATGATATGGCTCGTAATATGGCGGTACAAATTGATGCTGCAATGTTCGGCTCTACTGACGTAACAAATGCTCCAGGATCTATTGCTGGAACTTCTGGAGTTCTTACATTTACTGAAGCTGCATCTGTAGATGTTGCTTCTGATATGTTAGAGGCTATTCAAACTATTGCTAATAATCATGGATTAGATGGAAATTTAGCATTCGTTAATAGCTGGGAGTTATACTCTGCTATAAAAGGTGCTGCACAAGTAGCTTCTGTATATCCTCTTTATGTAGATGATAAATTAGCTGGTTATAATGGTTACTTCTCTTCTGCTCCAGCTTCAGTAGCTGGAACTTCTGGAGATGGTATCTTTGGAGATTTCTCAAGAGTGTTTATGGCACAATTTGGTCCTATGAGTATTCAGGTTGATCCTTATACAAGAGCAATCGAGGGCGAGGTTAGACTAATCTTAAATAACTATTTAGACTTTGGTGTAGCTGATGGTGCGTCATTTGTAAAATATACAACTTTGAGTGCATAATTTTAATCGGAGAGAGTTTAATCGCTCTCTCCTTTTTTTACTTTTTTATATATGTTAAATTATAATTATTTCAGTATTGATGGATATGTAAATTATGGAAAGCTAGTTTTAAAAACTGCTCCAACTGATACTGCTATTACATTAGCTGAAGCTAAGCAACATTTGAGAGTTGATTCTGATTATGATGATGACAATGATTATATAACTGCATTAATAGGAGTTGCTACTAATCAAGTAGAGGAGTTTACAAGAAGAAGATTAATAAGTCAGACTTATAATTTATTCTTTGATGTTTTCCCTCCTTATATAGATTTACAAGTAGGAATAGTGCAAAGTGTAACACACATAAAGTATTATGATGCTAGTAATTCTTTAGTAACTTTAGCAGCTTCTAATTATGATTTAGACGATAAGATAAAGCCAGGAAGAATATACGAGAGTAATGATGGTACTTTCCCTGATACTTACGAAAAACCAAACGCAGTAGAGGTTGAGTTTGTTGCTGGAGGTACTGCTGCTGAAGTTGAGGATGCTATTAAGCAAGCTATGTTAATTATAGTAGGTAGATACTACGAGCAAAGACAAGACATTGTTTTAGGAACTCAAGTAGCAGAATTACCTTTAATGGTTGAGTATATGTTAACTCCTTACAGATTTTTAGAGTTATGATATTTGGAAAGCTAGATAGAAAATTAAAGCTTTTTAAACAAGTATTCACTACCAACGAATACGGAGAGAGAGATGTTACTAGTAAATCTTCAGTTACTATTTATGGTAATTTTAATTATAAAAGTGGAAATACATCTTTTGATGCAGATGCTTTAATAAACGAACAAAAAATAGAATGTCTAATAAGATATAGAACAAATATAGGAGTTACTCCTGAATACTTTATTAGTAATGGAT